CTACTTTATCTTCTTTGTAATCTCGTCGCTGAGCTTCTTGATGAAGTTCACGCCTGCAATGCCATTCTCGCTGTACCCCCACTTTTTCAGCAGAGTATTAACTGCCTTTGCAGTACCTTTTCCGTATGTACCGTTCTTATCCATACCTACGTTGTGGAGCTTGACCGCCTTTGCAAGAAGCAGCAGCTCCTTGAGTGCAAGCACACCGTTTGTTTTGTTGCCCTGCTTGTAACCTGTCTTGTCAAGCACTTTCGCACTTATCTTGCTCTGTTTCTTTGGTCTCAGGAAGCCTGCAATATGGTCATAAGTATGCTTGACCTTAGTGCAGGCTTTTCCACTCCAGTTTTGGTCATACGAATAAAAATAATTCGTGTTGCCCTCACCAGTGCAGATTGCTATGTGACCCCAGCCGCCATTCAACGTGCCTGACCATATCGCTACATCGCCCTTTTTCGGCACGAAACTTGGTGTGTTCTTTACCTTTGTGAAATTTGCTTTCAGCCAAGTGTTCTTATCGAATAAATCCCAAAAATGGTGAGCGTCATACCAGAAATTCTTGATACCTGAGCCGAAGACCTCGTTGAAATATGCCGTTGCAAGGTCTACACACTGTTTGCCTGCTGCGCCGTCATAGTTAACAGCTACGCCATTGTGCTTCTTGATAAACTCATCATATGTCATTTTCTATTCCTCACTTTCGTTTGTATCCACTTTGCTTTCAACTGTGATTTTAAGCTTGTGTACTATCTTCACCAAGAATGACGGCAATGGTATACCTATCACCGCAAGATTTTCCAAGATAGAAATACACTCGTTGATGATAAACCATATCGTCACGATAAGACCAAAGTAAAAGCTGACGTTTACCTCAATGCCTATCTGTGAAAGTCCTGAGATAAAGAGCCAATCAAGTACGCCTGACACCGCCACCACAAATATGTAGCCGACCTTTTTAAAAAGCCCTTTAAGACCGACACGGCTTGACAGCTCGCCCCTATTCCATGCTTTCCACATTCCTGTAATGTAGTCAATGATCATCACAAGTACCAGAATGACTATAGGTATCGCCATGACACGGAAATACGCTGACAGCCCTGCGGCTATCGCTGATATGATGATTTTTGTTGTGTTTTCTTTCATTACTGTTCCTCGCTTTCGTATGTTTGTCCCGTGATTGTTGTATACTCCTCAGCCGTGATCCACTTGCCAACAGCGGTGTGTACCATAGCAGCCGACCACAAACGGTTGTCATAGTATCTCTTGACCTTGACGTAGTTCTTACTCATCGCCGCTCACCTCATTCAGCTCTACGCCACTGAGCATAGCCAGAAAATCTACGTTTGCCTTTATTCTGTCTATCTCAGTGACCTTTGGTTTGTTGAAATTATCTTCCGTCAGCCCTGCGGCTTTCATCATTTTCTTTTGTAGATTCGTCATGTTGTACCTCCCACTTCACTCAGTTTCACAACATACTCTTCCTCACTCGGTACGGGTATCCTATAATCGTCACCATTGCTGTTTTTGAACGTGATTGAACCGCCTGCTTCGACCTCGATATTCCGTAGAAAATCATCGGGTAGCACGGTTGAAATATCCGTGACAATTGGTGTTGCTAATTCATAATACAGGATTACACCTGACATTGCCTGCTTAAATGCGGTTGCATCGGTGTAGGCGGTGTCTTTGACCTGAATTTGCGAAACTATGGTATTAACCCCGTCTATCGTGATTGTTTTATCGACAAATACACTGGAACTTCTGGAAACTGTTCTATATTTACTGCACAATACATTATAAACGGTTGTTCCAAACGCACCCAAATATTTAAACTTGGCAGGGTCTATGCGTCCATAAAAATGATTTCCAACACCTGAAGTTGCATTAAAATTCCAATTCAGTGTTCCCAAATCCATACTATCTACACATTGATAGTATTTTTTATTCTCATAATCAATGTAGTTTCGTGCCGTTCCTGCCGACCAGCCGTAGCCAGGCAGATTGCGGATTGCTTCGGGGATTTTGTGGGCGGTATCACCCACAGCGACCTCTGTCACCCCAGCACTGACAATCTCACCGTCAATGACCTCAGAATGACCGCCTATTGACTTCACACTCATCAGCTTTGCCCCTGTAGGAATAGTCTTGGCATACGCTGTTTCGCTGTCAGTTTCAAATTTATGTGTCACACCATTGCCCATATCAAACAGTGCGTCCACACGCCTTTTCAGTTCCTTGTCGGACAGCTTCACCGCAGAAATTTCAGCCGTATTCTCGGCAATCTTTGCAACTGCCGTTACATAATCCTCAGGCAAACTGTCAACCACGGATTGTGCTGTCTGTGCGGCGGTTTCAGCGGCTTTGCGGTCTGTGGCAACCTGTGCGGCATGGTCTGCCACTGTAGCCTTATCAGTTGTGACCTGTTCTGCCAACGTCTGCACCGCCTGTCTGTCTGCTGCAGTGCTGTCAGCATTGGTCTTAGCGGTTTTTGCATAACCTGCCGTTATTGTCTTGTCAGCTTCGGTTTGCTGTGCTGCCGTTGATGCTTGAGCTGCTGATACCTTGGCATCATTCTGAGACTTGACTGCCTCAGCACGTGCGGTTTCTGCACCCTGTCTTGCAGTGTCAGCCTGCGTTGCAGACGTCTCTGCCGCTGTCTTTGCGGTTTCAGCTCGGCTTGCCGCCTGCGTTGCCGTATCAGCTGATTTCTCTGCGGCTGTGGCAGATTTTTTTGCGTTTTCTGCCGCCTGCATAGCCGTGCTAGCTGCATTCTCAGCCCTTTCCACGTCAGCTTCGACCTGTTCACCGATTGCCGATATCCTATCCAGTGCGTCAGCTGCCACACTTGGTGACGGGATAGCATTATCACCGATAGCCGCACCTATTCGCAGGCGGAAAATTCGTGATTTTTTCAGCAGTATGTACTCCTGCCCTGAAAGTTTTTTCGCACATATCTGACAGCTGACTGTCTGCGCTGACCGCAAGATATCTGCCGTTGGTGTCCACTGTCCGCCTGTGATATCGACCTCGTAGACAGTGCCGTCGCCGTAGTCGATAGTCAACACATAGCGGTCTGCGCCGTCTACTGTCAGCCCTTCGACCGATACAGGTCTAGCGTTTGTTTCACCAACATAGCCCAGTAGGGCTGTGCTTAGTGTTACGTCATAGTCTGAATTTAATGTTATCGTCATTTAATCACCCCTCTTTACTCTATTGCAATATAGTCAACATAGTATGTTCCTGTTGGAACGGTTTCCAATGTTGGCCCGTTATTAGCTCCCATGCAGACACTCAGATAGTATGACGTTCCTGACCCATAAACGTGGGTGCAGTAGTTCTGATATGGTGTTGGTGTGTCTGTCTGCCGTAGCGTTGCTATTACCTGTTTAGGTGCAAAGGTCAGTCCAAGCGGTATCCGCATTAGCGCATTTGCTCCCGTCATCTTGTGTTCCACAGTGCCATAGTGTATCTTGCCGGCTCGGCTCAATATCTCATCGATTTCCTCACCTGCGTGTTGCATCGGATAATCGTTTTCGGTAATATCCTGCGCCAATGTCAAATTTTCATCAGCCATTATCTCGCCCCCTTAAAGCTGTTCTTCTACCGACAAACCTACCGCCGAAATATCGGCACTCAGTCCGCCGTCAAAGGTAAATCCTAAATTCGTTATTGGTATGTCATAGCTGTCTGCGCCGCTGGTGTAGGTCACCACGTCACCTATGTCGAAACGTGGATCGCCTAATCTGTGATACAATTCTGTTGTATACCACGAAAATCCACCTATCCTGCGCCACAGCGATTGTAGCAAAGACTCTGTCATGTATGGGTTTTCAAATTCTAGCACACGTCCTTGCGTAGTATCTGTCACACCAAGCGACAGCGTTACATCATCACTCACTTTGCAGATAATGCCCACGATAGCGTTCTGCCTTTCAGACAGTGTTGGCAGGTCTATTGTGTTGTTATCCAACGTTTTTACGCTCTTGCCATACCACTTTCGGACGTACTTTCCGTACCTGTCAACATACCCGAACTGCCCTTGTGCAGAAGCCAGATAGGACAGCATCTGGCGCATGGTCACGTCTTTCGGCACTGAGCTGACTTTGAAATAGAAATACTTTGAGTACAGCACCATGCCGTTCTTATCTATCAACCTTCTGCCGTGCTTGTCACGCAGCAGTCGCACCTCTGTATAGTCATTGCCATTTTGCAGACCAAGCTGTCTGCAAATGTCGTCTTCGACGGCTTTATTCCAGTTTGGCATAGGGATATGCGGCACATATGGTTTGTCCGAAAAGTACAGTCTGTCCGCCATTGTCAGCTGAACACTGCCGCCAGATTTCTTTGATTTTACGCAGGTGAAACGTCCCATTGGTATCTTTTCGTCTGAAAGTATGCCGCTAGTTTCGTAGTTTACGAGATACAGATATGTGTCATACTCTTTGCCAAGAAACGCTGTTTCAGTGTCACTTATGGTCATGTTCCACGATTGCGAACATACTGCGCCCAGCTCGATGTCGTCTGACAAGGACGTGCTTTGAGCTGTACTGCTTGCAGATACTATCTTGTCGCCTGTAAGTATGCTGTTTGTGTCTTCAAGCTCCATTCTCCACGTTCTGCAATAGCTCTCTATCTTTGATGATACAATGTCGCTTACTGTGTACATTTATGTCACCTCACCTGTACCGGAATAGGCATAAAGGTCAAGGGAAAGCACCTTGCAAAGCTGTCTTTTCTTATCCCAACCCCACTGCTCGTATGTTGTACCCTCTGCCCTAAAACGTACCGTGACCATGTTGAACGTTTCATCAAGGTAGGTAACAGGAAAATCAGCGTCCTGCACATTCAGAACATACTCGTTTATAATTGCTACTTCCTGTGGTTTAAGGTTTGCCCACTCTATGTGAAGCGTGGTCTGTAGCCCCTTTACGTCACCCACATATTTGCAGGTCGAGGAAAGCCCTGCATTATCGGACATTATTTTTTTCTTATCTATTGTGAACGTTGTCGGCACAGCTATTTCAGTATCACCAAATTTAAGATATTCCATTGCATTACCTCCTATACAAGCGGTGACTTGCCATTAAGCTTTGTCAGCGAGTTTATATCTTCTACCACAGCCTTGCCAACAGCTCGCTTGTCTATCTCCACAGTTACATTGATAGGCTGTTTGGCGCTTTTGCCGTCAACAGAGGCATACTCTGCAAGGGCGTTGAGTATAGCCGACCGCATACCCATGTTTGACGTATCAGGCACAGTTTGTGTAGCTGTCTGCTCTCTCAGTGAAGATACATCTATCCTGCTGTCAACACTGCTGGCACTTTGTATAGCAGATCTGACCATGTTTTCAGAAGCCTGCACTGCGAGATACGTTTCATCAGCCACACCAAGAGCATATCCCTCTCCCACATATCCGCCAAGTGTACGGAAAACTCTTGACGGAGAATGTGAATCCTGAGCAAGCCTTGCGGCGGTTATGCCGTTTCGTATCATTTCACTTACTGTGGCATTTACTATGGGCATTCTGCCTTTTATGCCGTCCGCATAGCCGTCTGCGGCATACTGTCCTAAGACCTCGTATGCCGCTCTCATTTCAAAGTTTCGCTGACCTGCCATTCCCACAAGCTCATCAAGTAGCTTTGCAGAAGAATCTTTCATCTTGCTCATACTTCTGTCAACGTAGTCATTCATTTCGTCAAAAATGCCCTTGCTCTTTACAGAGTATTTCTTGAGTTCCTTATCTGACATATCAACAAACGCCTTTGCGTAGCCTGCGCCCTTTGGACCCATTTCTTCAAGATTATTGTAAAAGTCCTGTGAGATAATGCCGTCTGCGACCTTTTTCTTCAGCTTAGCAAGGTTGTTTTCCCAGTCGGTAAAGCCGTTTATGTTATCGTCAAGATTTGCGATAAGCTGTTCGGCGGTCACATCTGACTTTCCACAGAACTCGTCAAGAAGATCTATCTGTCCGAACACAAGATCGTGCTGGGTTTTGTATGCGTCTGCATACTTGCCGCAGATGTCATTTATCTGCGACAGCGTTTCTTCCGAGAGTTCTGCTATCGAGCCTGTTGTAAGAGCATAAGCGTCGGCAAATTCTTTCTGAGCGATGTTTGCTTCCTCTATGGACTGTCTTACAGAGGAAAGGTCATTGTTTGCTGTTGTAAGTGCATCGTGAGCGGTGTTGAGGGACAGTGCAAGTGCGTCAAAATCATCACCTGTCAAGCCGTCAGCCTTAGCCTGTTTGTACCTTTCCAAAGCCTCGTCATACTCGCTCTGAGCCGCCGCTTGGTTTCTCAGAGCCTCCGCAAGCTTATCCTGCAAGTCCTTTGTATCCTGCATATCCGCATAAGCGTCAAGCATATCGCTTACTGCGGCTGTGTTGTTTTTCAAGCCGCCTGTCTGATCATCTATGGTCAGATTAAGGCCCTCTATATCGCCGTTGAGCTGATCTATAATGGATTGCATTTCGGCTTTTTCATCAGCACTTTTATTTTCAGTTTCATTCAGCTCTTTGAGCCTGTCATTGAGCACACGATAGGAGTCGGCTTGCTTTTTATTGCTGTCTGTGCTGTCGGCAAGCTCCTCGTGAAGACTTTCAACGGCACTTTTGGTGGAAAGACATTTGTCCGAAAACTGTTTGACGCTCTCGGACAAATTCACTATACTGCTTTCTGTGACGTCTATCTCATTGGCAAAATGATTTATGATTGCACTGCCTATAAGTGCAACTCCTGCAGCGATACCTGCCGCAAGATTTTGAGTTATAGCCATTTCGGCATTCATGGCCGTTGCCATAGCCTTGCCTTGTATCATTTGCAGAGTAAGCCCCTCAAAGGACTTTGTGACCGCAGACACCTTTGACACCGCAATGAATGTCACAATTGCCGCTGTTATGGATTTAAGGGCGTTGTGAACACCCTCTATAACGCCCTCTATATTTTCTGCGTCAACGCCCATCTTCTCAAAAAGCTGACCAACTGCTGAATCAAATACCTTTGCTGTTTGAGATACAAAGCTCCTTGCAAGTCGCTTTACGTTATCGAAAAATGTTTCTGTCGAACCTATCAGGTCATTGAAAGCCTTGTCAGCATCACCACCTGATGTAAGCACACCAAGAAAGTTCTTGGCGGCAGCTTTCATACTTGCAAACGAGCCTGAAAAGGTGGTGCTTGCCTCTTTGGCTGTTGTGCCTGTGATATCAAGGTTTTGCTGAATTGTGTGGATAGCGTTGTATACGTCACTCAGATTATCAATGTTGTATTCAACTCCGCTGAGCTTCTGAGCGTCCTGCAAAAGCCTTTCCATTTCAGACTTTGTTCCACCGTAGCCAAGCTTGAGGTTGTCAAGCATTGTGTAGTTCTGCTTTGCGAAACCTTGATAAGCGTTTTGTATAGACTGCATATCCGAGCCGAATTTGTTGGCGTTGTCGGACATATCCACCATAGCAGTGTGAGCGACCTCAGCCGCCTTTTGAGTGTCACCGCCAAGAGATGAAAGCAACGACGCAGAAAAGCTCGTGACGTTCTCCATATACTCGTTTGCACTTACTCCTGCGGTCTTGTAGGCATCTTGTGCGTTCTTCTTGACGATATCAGCGTGCTTTTTAAAGAGCGTTTCAACACCGCCAAGCGACTGCTCAAGAGCCGCACCCTCAGTGAATGCAGAGGTGACGACCTTGCTTATAGCCGCTCCCACGCCTGCCGCCGCTATAGCCTTTTTGAGTTTCGTTGCAAAGCTTTCGCCTGTTTTCTCGCCTGCGCTGTCGCCCTCGTCGGGCAGGTCCTTAAAGAGTTCCTTTATCTTGCTTGTTATCCCCTCAGAGATAGGTATTATCTGCACATATGCGTCTGCAAGCTTAGTTCCCTCCGCCATTATTTTTCACCTCCGATAATTCTTTGTCTTTCCATTTCAAATTCTTCGATACTTCCAAAGCCTCTCGCATTATTCTCTTTATCAGAGCCTATAAGCTTTGATACAACGGTTTCGGGCATATTTATCACTCTTGCCCCGTCTTTGGTTTTCGCCCATTGAAGCCATGCAAGCTTATCGTATATCATTGCGGCAAGCAAAGTGTCAATGGTGTATTTATCTCCGGAGAGGGACATTTTGCAACGGCTGTCCGGACGCAGACCCACAAAAAGTGTCGCTGCCATTTGAGCTGACAGCGACCTGTAATCAAAAACGTGATAGACCTCTGCAAAATCACAGACAAGAGATATCTCATCACGGCATATCATATGGGCAAGTCCGCAGACAGCCCTCAGACGTTTTTTGGCTTTTCACTTTCAGAGCCTTTGCCACCGAGTATATCGGCAAGCTCTATGAACATTTTGTTCTTTGACACACAGCCTGTATCAGGATCCTTGCAATGATTTTTGAGTTTGTCAAGCTGTCGCTTGTCAAGAAGCTGTCTTGCCACCTTTACGATAGCGCCCACATTGCCTTCATCGACTTCCACGAGCGATTCAAGCAGTTCCCAACTGTCAAGAGCCTTATCTTTGACTTCATATTCAAAGCCGCTTTTTGTGATACCTTTAAGCATATGATCTTCCTCCTGTTACTCAGACTTCAAATGAATGTACTCATAGTGAGAATTGCCGCTTTCGTCATTGACGGCAGTAAGCGTTATATTGTAACCCACTGCGTCTGTATCAACATACTTGACCTCGCCAAGTGATGTCACAGAAGCACACGGCACTACGATACGCTTTAAAGCTCCACCTTTGAGTATAAGCTCGAATACATACACAGCTTCTTCGTCTGAGCCGCCGTTCACCGCCACTGTGATGTCATTACTCGCATTAGCAGTTACGTTATCAGATCCGTAGACAGTTTTAAGGACCTCTTCACTTAGTCCTTCTATAAGGGTCAGCGTAAAGGTATCACTGCCTGCGTTCGTCATATTAAGCACTACATCTCCGCCCCATGCAGCTACCTTATTGCTTGAACGGTCATTGCCATTTGACAGTCCGTCCTCTGAGCAGTAGCCAAGACACTTATACGCCTCTGTAAGAGCCGTTGTAGCGTCTGTAGGCAGTGCAGTACCCTTTTTTGCACGATATACCGCACCGCCTATTTTAGGCTTGCCTGCGGTAACGTTGTTTGCATTGTTGGTGTTTGACATTGTTATCTCTCCTTTTAATCGTAAAATCGTATATCGAATACCGCCTGATAGCGATATCGTTTTGTTTCTTCGTCGGTGTAATTATAATCGCTGTTCAGCTTGCAGGATATAACATCATCAAGCACCACAGCGTCACGCATGGCCCTTTTAACAGCATGGTTGAGCTTTGCCGCCTCATAAAGGCTCTTGCTGTATGACTGCACTGCAAATGTTGCTGATGATATCCCATTGCTTTCAGACGAGCCTATCTTTTCAAGCAACACAAAGGTTTCCGTAGTTGCTAGGGCTTCTTCCGTAAGAACAGGAACGTCTAAGGCTTCGCTGAGATAGTTCAGAATTATCTCCTCTATCATTTGCTCAGCACCGCCTTTAAGATAGCATTGTTCTGCTTTGTTTCCTTTCTTGCCTTATAGGTCACAGCCTTTATACTTGCATTCACACGCTTTTTGCCTGCATAGGTGGATACTTCATAGCCGTCACCTAAACGTTTGGCAGCCTTGTCTGCAAACTCACGGCAGATGTTCTCCGCCTCTTTAGACTTTAGCATTTGCATTACGCCCTTTCGGTCAAGAACTATCTTTACCTTATCCATAGCGTTCCACCTTGACTTTCTTGTTCCAGCTGAGCGGCAGATTTTCTTCAATGCCCTGCGTATGGATACCAACAGTTTTGAACGTCATTCCCCAGAACTCAACTTCTGTGTTCTCCCAGGTGTGAGTGTCGCCTTTCGGTATAGCAAGCACATAAGCTATGCGTTTGCCCGATAAGTTAAGCTCGCTTATAACATCATCAGACGACGGCTCGCCTACAAGAACGTTGTCAACAAGCTCCCAACTATCCTCATAAGTTGGTCTGCCAAAGCCGTCAACACCTGTCTGCGTCTGCACTTTAAGCTTCACCGAAATTCCCTTTATCATTGTTCTCATAGTCATATACCTCCATAGCTCCCCACCTCTGACGAATGATACCAAGCTCTTTCAATTCGTTTTTGAGAAAATATAAAGATTGTCCTGAATTGAGATAAGTCATTGACACCGAATAGCCCATAGCTGCCTGCGACGCCTGCACAGCAGGTGGTGCATTATCAGCCGAACAGTCAAGACTTCTCACAACAGCCTTTGAGATTATCGCCTTTACTGTCAACGCATAGTCTTCATCACTTGTCACAAGGGCATTGACATCAACGCCGTAACGCTTGCCTATAACACGGAGCTTTGCGCAGGCGGTCTCGATAAGACTATCCGCCGCCTGCTGCTCCTGTGATGTAAGCTTTCGTCCGTATACTGCTATGTCGTCGATAGTGGCATAAACGCTGCTCATTCTGTTGCCTGAACGGCCTGAACGGCTGCAAACGCCTTAGGGTCAAGGATAGCAAAGCCGATATAAGCCTCTGTTCTGAGATACACCTCATTGTGTCCTTTCAGATCTCTGCCTGAGTTATCAGGGTCGCCATAAGGAATGACCTCCAAAGGAAGTTCCTTAGCATAGCCCCACTTAAAGGCTCTCGCAAAGTCGCCCACGATAGCTCTGTCTGTACCCTTATTGAAGTTTACAGTGGAGTTGACGTCACAAGCTGTGCCATTGAGATTGCCTGGATTTGCACCAAGACCAAACTCAGGATACTGCTTTACGCCGTTGACCTTGAGCTTTGCAAGTGCAGAGGCAAAGTCCTTTGAAAGTGCAAAGCCTGTTGCCTCGTAGTCGCCAAGCAGAGCAATAGCGTCTTCAAGATTGCCCTCAGGGTCTGTGCTGTCAAAATCGACCTTTGCACTATTGTCAGCTACCGCCTTGTCGATATAGTTATTATCCAAAGCAGCGACAACAGTTTTCTTTCTTGGATTGATTCCGTGAAAACCAAGAATGTCGATAGCACGAGCAAACTTGATCGCTGCACCCTCTGCAAATGCTTTCATGACCTCAAGCTTTTTCTCGTCTGTTCCATAGATGAACTCGTCACTGAAGCGTGCGCCGTATTCGATCTTGAGCGGACGCATTGTTACCTTGCCGAGCTTAGCACTGCCTGCGGATTTAGCCTCGCTTTCACCGATAACGTCCGCCTCATCGTCCATAGAGAAAACGAAATAGTCGTTGCCGTTAAAAGATACAGGATCTCTGCCGCTGAGCTTTGCAAGGGAGGAATGACCCTTTACTGTTGAAAAAATGCTTGTTACTGTTTCAGGCTCAAGAAGTGTGCCTCTCTTAATTGTTTCTGCCATGATTATTCTCCTTTCAGCTTTTCAAGTGTTTTTCTAAGTGCGTTTTCCGCACTGTTTTTGCTTGGGTCGCCCTCTGCTCTGAAATCAGGGGCATTGTGTGATGTCTTAAAGTATTTTGACATCTTTTCTGCATCGGCTCTTATAGACTTTTCGTCCTCGCCGCTGAGCCTGTCCGAAAGCTCCGCAGGAAGTCCGTACTCCTGTGCGGCTCTCAGTTTGCAAAGGCTCTGTTCAGCCGCCTTGCCCTTTGCCGTAAGGTCTGCTATAGTGGTTTCATAGCCCTTGACCTTTTCTGCCATATCAGCAGGGGAAACATATCCCTCAAACTGCTTTGTGACAGCATTTGTGTTTTCCTCCAGCTTTGCATTTACTATCTTGTCAAGCTGTTCCTGCGTCGTGACAGGTTCAAATTCTTCTGCCATAATATCATTCCTTTCAAATATCAGTAGCTTATCTTTTGCTTTTTCTTTTCTTTAGCGTTCGCACAGCTCCAATGTGCAAGCACCACCGACTCTAACAGCGAAATGTCAGCACCCTCCATAATAGAGCTGTAACCAAAACCTCCGCCTGAGCCTATGGCTCTGTGTTCGCAATTTGAAACAGCCTGCTCAAGTGCAGGTTGTTCTGCGTGGCATATCTTATCAGCAAACAGACTTTGCTCAAACTGAGCTGACGCCTGCACCACCTCTGACACCTTTGACAGCACAGCCTTACACTTAACTCCTGCGTCTTTCATATCACTTTCAAGCACAGCCTGTCCGTTTGCACCGTCTATGGTCACTTGCCTTGCGTGAGGATTTCTGAGATATGAGATCATCCAGCCGTTCCCCTCTCGCACAGGGCGGCAGTCAATAGCTTCAACGAATATTTTGCCGTCAGAAGTTTTAACGGCAACTGCAAGAGAAACATTTGCCGTATATCTTGCATACTTAACGCCGAAGAACAGTTCAGGCGCGCCTGAAAGCTTTGGTGCTGTATCGATCTGATAGTCATGCCATTCCTCTCGGCTTATGGCAGACTTCTGATTATATCTTAACCACAGTCCTAAACGCTGGATATTATCGTCTGTCTGGTCTTTGCCAAGTTCTGAACGTATCTTACGCTCGGTCAGTATCGTACCGAGTGAGGGATTTGTTTCATACCAAAGTTCAGGGTCATGTGCGTCAGCCATTTCAGGTATGCTCCACTCCGCCCAGCCGCTGTCAACATTAGTCCCACTCAAAGTATCACGGCGGTACTGATAGAACACAGTTCCAGATGATACCGCAGTGGGAGGAGTGCCGCACATCAGTGTCTGAGGGTTTGCAGAATCGGTAACAACGTATTTCAATGCACTTTCTTGGTCAGCCGTGTACTCCTGAGCCTCGTCTATAACGAGCAGGTCATAGCCCTCACCAAGTCCGCCTTTTGATGAACGTGTACGGAAGTTGATAAGACCTCCGTCATTATCTTTGAGCCACTCGATACGTTCAAGGCCAAACTGTTTTGTGCTCTTGAAATCCTCTTTTTCGGTATATCCTGCCTTTGCAAGACGTTCAATGACCTTTTCCCATGCGTTGTGAGAGGTGGTCGTTCTGTGTGCCGTATAAAGAACACGCTCTCCGTGGATAAGTCCCCAGAGAGCACGCATTATAAGTATTTCAGATTTTCCGTTACGTCTTGGCACGCTGTAGCCGTATTTCATATGCGTCCACAATCCCTCGTCATTGGTCGCCATTATGTCATATAGCTGTATTTCCTGCCATTCCTGAGCAGTCCTGCCTGTGCTGTTATATAACTCTACAGCCTCGTTGCCCTTAGTCTGCTCATAAGGCAGAACAAGGGCTGTGGTGGGGGTCTGCCTGCCGACTCTCTTATCCTCAATAGGGAATTACCTCCTTTTGGGTATGAAAAAAGCACCCGTTAAGGTGCTTAGTTCCGATGTTTGATTAGTCTATTGTCTGCCAATCTTCCGACAGCATATCTGCTTGACTTGCAAGCCACCCAAGTTGTACACCCGAAGTTCCCACAAACGCTAATGCTTTATTGCCCATATCCTTATGGTTTACATTTGTCACAGTACCATTGGGGGATTTATAACTAACATTAGTGGCAAGCTCAACATACTGTCCTTTGCCGTTCCAGCCTTTTCTTGCTATTTTCTTACCTCTCTTTGCTTCTTCAATTGCCTGTCCAAAATTCATATTTATCCGTCCTTTCTGATTTTGGGTATAAAAATACCGCCTCGCCGTAGCGGAGCGGTTATTAACTAATATTTGAGTTCAGGAGGTAACTGCTTTTCTCGAATGTCTGTCTCTGATACTTCTATACGAGAAATATGAAAAGCTTTTTTACAGTCATTGCACCAAACATCTCCATATCCTTTACCACTGCTTATTTCAAGCAATCTGTAATCTGTATTTTCTTGTCCGCAATATGGGCATTTGCCTGCCTTATGGAGCTGCTTTATACTCGCTAGATTGTCAAGCCATTTCATACTATCACCTCTTTGTAACCAAGCTATAAAATAATCGTTCAAACCTATAAGCTTGTTTTTCCATTAAATCTAAGTTTTGCTGAGCATATGCTTTGCCATGTTTCTTTAGCTGTAAAACGTGGCACTTTTCATGCAATATGGTTTTTACTAATTCCTCTTCAGAAGAAAATGCACTTGGGAACAAGTCTATTCTTCCTATGTTATTATAGTCTGTTGAGCCATAAAAAGGAAGTGCAAGGAGTTTTTCAGAACGCTGAATCTTAAAGGTTATTCCGCTAGTATCAATAGAATATTTTCTACATATGTTCAGAATTTCTCTTTTCTGCATTGGCACTGTCAACGTTGAGAACGCACCTATGTTTTGCTCTTTTCGTTCAAGGTTTCTTCCTGATTTCATTATACCACTTTTTTTCGATTTGTCAATCCTGCTAAGCACTTCTTTTTCCTTAGCTCTCGCCTGCTCAGGTGTGAGCCTTGTGACCTGCTTGCGTGTTTCGATCTCTTTGCCGTTTTGAACGTCTGAATAGCTTATTTGGTCATATGTGCCTGCCTTTTCATTGACGTAGGTTATCTCACAGGTGCAGCGCTTATGCCGTCGCCATATGTCTTTTGGAACATCAGGATAGACGTACTTTCCTGCAAGCTTTGAACACCACGCACAGCATTTGCTGTGGTCTGAGCGGATAACGTACACCCTAAGTCCTGCTTTACTGCGAAAATCAGCATTTGTTTTGACATAATCGGTAAAAATCGAGCCGTTTATGTTCTCAACTGACGCAGTGAACTCGCTGAGCGACGTCTTGTCGGTAAGGTCCTTTTGAGCCGTCACTTTTGCAAGATTTTCTATCCTCTCAGAGGGGAAATCTGCTCTTTGTGGCTTTATGCCTATGCCTGCCGCCTTATCAAGCTGCTTTTGGATATTCTCAGCCACAGAGTTTATAAGATCGTAGTTATCACCGAATATATCACCGAGTATCTCAGCAATAAGCTGTTCATCTGTAAAAGCCTTTGGACTTTCGGTTATGCTTTTTTCAAAGACTTTTTTCAGCACAGTTCCTGTTGCCTGTGCGAAGTCATCAACATCACTAAGATTTGCGTTACCGCTTTCAAGCCTTTTTATAATGCTCTGCAAATGTTTGTCGCTTTTTGAAAGTTTGACAAGGTCGCTTTTTATTTTGTCTGAAAGCGCACTCATTTGCCGTCACTCTCCATACCTGTGAGAGCCTTTATGTTTCTTGCACCTAAGTAGTCAGGAACAGCCTGATTTATCTTCAAGATAGCGTCGCCCACACCCGAGAGTGCCGCAGCGTCAGGCTCGAAGATAGGCAACCATGCGACTTTTGTATCTCTGAACGCATCTCTTTGATATGCGTATCTGTCACGGATACAAACGGCAAGATAGCCCACATTGAGCAGACCTGTTCCGAACGTCCTCTGCGCCTTGCGTGCCGTTAATCGTAGGTTTTCATGACCTGCCTTGATAGCCTCTGCGCTGGAGGGGTTTTCAGTGGCAAAGCCCAAGTCATCAAGGGTCAGTCCTGTTTCTCCTGCGAACAGGCTTGCAAGTGTTCTCAGCTGTTCAGTATATGGCGTCATTGATTGCTGTTGAAACTGTCCTACAATGGGGTGATCGCCGTCGCCGTCTTTCGTGAAGTTCAGAAAAGAGGATATCGTAGCAAGGCGGTTATTGAACTCTGCGTCCTCAGATAATCCAAGCACATATTTTTGAGGAAAGCTGTAAAATTCAGCCGACACCTCAGAGCGTTTTATAGTTCTGAGAGCTGTCTGTGTATAGGCAATACAGGCTCTTGAAATACGGCTGTGACCGAAAGGGCGCTTTGCGTCAGGACGATATATTATCGGCACGAGCAGTGCATATGGTGCAGAACTTGGTATACGCTGAACAAGCACACCATGGGAGTATATTTCCGTCATGCCTGCCATGAAATAAGCCTCTGTCTTTACAACACCCATGCTGTCACGCTCAAGCACTGCATAGCCCTCGGTAAGCAGATTTGTCACAGGGTCAATGATACCGGTGGCATTTGAACCATCAATGACCTGCAGGCGAGGATAGCCGTTATCTTCTCGGATATAGACGAAAGAACACGCTGAGATAAGAGCCGAAAGCACCGCAGAGTCAATGAGTATATCCTGATTGTTTGACAAGAATATTTCGCTCAGATTAAATTCATCATTTTGAAATTCGTCGAACTGCAAGCGGTCAGCAAGACTATCGACTGCTTTCGCACACCAGCCGACAGTTTCCTTTAGCCCCTTGAATTTTTCGGGAGCAAGGCTCGAAAAGTCCTGTGCGTTATTTTTCATTTCGTAGTACTTATATCTCAATAGCACTCGTGTTTGTTTATCGGCAAGTCTGCGTCGCAGATAGTCAATTCCGTATATTTCGTTTGTCATATTTTTGCTCCTGTTTAAAATTCTGCGAGATATTTACACAATGAAGGCGTGAACGTGAAAAACGCCCTCAAAGGGGGTGGTATGCCCCCATATGCTCGAAAAAATTGGAAATTTCGTGGAAATTCGTGTTTAAATCGACTTCCAATCAAAAGTTTGCGGTAAAACACGGTTGGATACGGCTTCTACCTTTTGGTCAAACACCTGTTTTTCTACCAATTTATCAGATTTCTGACGATTGCAACACCAATGAGCAAGCTGTAGGTTTTCAAGGGCTGAGGGGTGACCGCCTTTTGCTATGGGTATGATATGATCTATGCAAGCTGACAGTGGGTGCGGATATTTCAAGGAAAAATCAACAGGTTTTCCACAGATACCGCAGACTGTTTGGGTAGCATATATCTTTTTCTTGTTGATACGGAACTGCTGTTGGTGTGAACCGCTTCGGTCGGGTCTTGGTATTGGCATTGTATACCTCCGTGCAACGCAAAAGCGACCGCAAAATGCAGCCGCCCTTGTGAAAATATTATAAGGAGTTTTGTAAATGGTGGAGCAGATGTTGAGCTGGCACGCTCTCAACCTGCATAGCCCCTTACGGGGCTTAGAAAATTGGAGGTGACTTCAATGAAAGTACAAGTCTGAGGTACATCTACACTTTCCTCAGTTTAAATTATAGCACACCTAAAACGAACAAAACGAACACACTTGATTATTTTTTCAAAAATCTTTTGACTGCCATTCTACAGCCGTCCGCCGTACCTCCGACCTTGTGTCCTATCTGTATCCAAGTCAATCCTTTTACAAACCTGAGTACAAATATCTTCCTCATTTGTCTATCCTCTATCCCCTTGATAAACTTCTCCACAGCCCTCTGCTCACGCTCTAATCGTGCCTGCTCACACAGCAATGAAAGTGTATCACCGCTTGGCAAGAAGCCGTCTATGCGTGTGCTGTGTGGTGTGTAGGACGGCGGAGTGCATACGCTGATACTGTCGGCAACGTACTTGCCTGAAAGCTCTGCCTTGATGTCCTCAATGGCTGAGGCGTTCCTGCGGTAGGCTTTCAGGCGTGACATGGTCATAGGGTCGTTTCTTTCCATAGGATCCCTCCTCTCTTATTCCCATCACAACATACCCGTTCTTTATTCCCCAGCCGTTGAGGATATATGTTATCTTGTATGTATGTCCCGATATCTCATGTTTTGCGTGTTCTCTTACTGTGCCGTCTGAACTACGATAAGACGTTCCGTCAGTCGGTATAAATCTTATCAGATCTCCTGTCTGAAAACCTCTGTCATTCTTTCTGACCTCAAAAGTTTTCTCACCGCTCAGAACAGCGCCACAAAAGTCTATGCTAAGTTTCAGATTATGTGTTTTCATTTTTTCGCCTCCTCGATATCCAACAAGCTAAGCTGGTTATTTTTCATATCAAATACTCTGTCACGCCATTCAACGCCGATATAGTCAAGAACTCTTCCCCAGCCGTACTTTGTGCCGTCAGCATCTTCACAACACTTGTTCATCCAGAAATCCCACTCTTTTTCATTTCTTTCACGAAGCCTGTCAAATCGGTGAGGACGCTGTTCCATATGTATACCGAAACCGCACATTGAACAGCCTGTACGCTGAGCTTTTGTTGTGCAAAGCTTTCCGTCAAAGTCACGTTTTATCTCGCCATAGATTGTAGGCACAGGCACATTCAGGTCAAGTGCAAGTTGTAGCAAGTCCTGCCTTGTAAATATGGCAAATGGCGCTGAACGTATCGTGCTTTTGCCAAAGTAATTGCAGCCGTTAAGCATTAGCGATTTTTCACGTCTGCCACCCTCACTTGCCATAAGTCCTAAGAACGGCACACTCTTGTGTTGCTTTGCCCAATCATCACACGGCTTTTCTTTCATCCAGAAGCAGCATTGTGATGATACCTTAAACGGCGGTATCTTGTAGTCAACGCCTTCGTTTTCATTTTCGTAACCGCCAAACAGTTCAAGCCAGCGCTGAGAAAGCTGCATTCTTGTGTGCTTGCGAAAACCGCCATACTCTCCCGTTTCACCCGTTATGATAGCGTGACGAACTGTCTTGTTCTTGTCCGTAGGGTGTGCAAGCAGTTCTATTTTTGCGGCTGTTTCTTTTGATAGTACAGGAAAACCATATTCCCGTATGATATCTATTTTTGACTTGTATGGGCTTAACTTTATCACTCCAAGTTGCTCGTGTATCTGCTGAATAGATTTGTCTTCAAGACTAGATACCGATACACCTGGAACATAACTGAAACCACAGTAATCATGTATAAATTTCAAAAGCGTTATGCTGTCAAGTCCGCCTACCGATATGTGCGTATTCAGATTTCTTTTGT